TCTTGAATTATATTTTGTGAAACTGTTGAACCATCATCAGTATTACCAGTTCCAGTATAAATTAATTTATCTCCAGTAAGATTTTCAACTTTTCTAATAACTTTAGTTATGTCTGCTGAAATATATTTAGTGTTATCAAAATTATTTTCTTCATCTCCTTTTCTACTGTAGTAAGACCAAGCTAATTCTTCTGAAGCACCACTAGGAATAACACTAAAGTTATGAGGTGATATTGTGGTAGAATTACTACTAGCATCAATAACATTAATTTCACCAGAAAAATTCTTTAAAGTCATTCCACCTACAGATGTCATACCTATAGTTGCTTTAAAACTACCTCTTTCAAGTCCATAACAAGCATTGTTACCAGTAGTGTCAGTACCATTAGATATAACCATTCCATTATCACTGGTCGTAGTATTGAATAAAGCTTTACCAGATGAGTTGATACGCATTGCTTCTGAACTATTATCTCCTGGTGTGTTTGCATCTCCACCAACTAAAACTCTAAAAGCACCAGAACTTGTAGTTTGTGTTACAATAGAACCACCATTATCAGCTAAAGCAATTCCTGTAGTTGCATCTGTGCTATTAACTCTTATTCCAGTATTATCTGTTCCAATATCAAGATGAAGTTTATTTTGTGGATTTGAAGTTCCAATACCTAATCCAGTAGAGTTTACTCTCATAACTTCTGAACCTGCTACTTGATTTGAAAAAGCTAAAGCATCACTAGAAGCAGATATATTGTATGAAGCTGTAGAACTTCCTGTTCTTTGTAATTTTAATTGTGCATTACTAGAAGCTCTCGATATATGAATTGAGTGGTCTGGTGATGCAGTGCCTATTCCCCAATTTTGAGTTCCTAAAACTCCTACATTAGTATTCTCTTTATAAATTCTTATTACATCTCCATCATCAGTTGTTCTTACAGCGTCTATAGAATGAGCAGTATCTCTTGTGCCTCTAATCATTCCATCATTTCTTATTTCTGCACCAGCTACTACTCTAGTAGTAACAGTTTTTCCAACAAGTAATCGACCAGAACTGTCAATACGAAGTTTCTCACTAGCATTTGTTAAAAATCTAAATGAGTTTGTTCCATGCTCATAAAATATTTTTCCAATATCATCATCATTTGTATCTCCAAATAAAATATTTGAACTTCCATTTGTTGTGTTATTTGATTTTATTGAAATAGCAGGTGAGCCACCAAGTAATTCTAATTTATGATTTGGTGAGTTAGTTCCCAAACCAACTGTAGAAGCAGAAGCATCTACAAATAAAACATTACTAGCAACATTTAAGTCCCCAGAAATAGTTCCTGTTCCTGTAATATTAATATCTCCTGTGCCTGTAATATCGTTTGAGTTTAAATCTAAGTTTCCACCAAGTTGAGGCGTGGTATCCGTTACAATATCAAATCCTGTAACTACACTATCTATAAAATTTACTGTGTTTGCAGATGTATCTATTGTTGCAAAGGTTATATCATCAGAGCCATCAAAGAATTTAATTGTTAAAGAGTTAGAACCAGCATTTGTTATATCTAACCAAAGTGTTCCTGTTGTTGCACTAGCTGGTCTTGATGTTCCTGAGTGCATAGAATTTATAGCACTTAAACTATCATTCATCGTAGTTCTAAATGTACTAAATGCTTGGTTATTAATTTCTATTTGTGATACTTGTGCCATAATATTAAGTAATTATTTGACCTACTCCTTTTGCAAAAAAATCAAATGTTCTGTCTATACTTGTACCAGACGAATTAAAAAATTCAATGGTAAAACCAGATGCAGTTTTATTTGTTATTGAGAATCTATCTCCTGAAAGCATATTTTGTCCTGAAATATTTAATGATGGGCTTGAAGCAAAAGCAGAATTATAAGTTACAGCTTTGCCACCTGTACCACTAGATATATCTGCACCAGATTCAGTTCTTTCTTGTAAACTAGCTGTAATAGATAATTGAGTTATTAATTGTCTAGCTTGATTATCAGATGAAGTAAAAGAAACTCTAAATTTAAAAAATCTACCTATATATTCTCCTGTGTTAAATGAAGTAAATGCACTGTAAGTAACATTATCATCACTTGTTGAAATTTGTAATATTGAATCACTATTTTGTGTAGCTGTACCATCAAAAGGGTCTGGTGTTCCAGCATCTATTAATGTTGAAGAATTTGGTCGTCCTGTATCTATATATTCTGCAACTTGGTCTGTAATCTGTATAACATTTGCATCAAACTTAGCTTTTAATTTTCCTGAAAAAGTAATTTGATTATTAAAATCATAAGTACCAGAACTTTGAACTGTTGTACTAGGATTACCAAGTGTCCCTGATGCTGTAAGTCCTAAATGATTTACTGAGTTTATACTTGTAACTGCAACATTTGTTTTAGTACCAGAAAATGCAGTATGTTCATTTATTGTAGTTTGATTAACATAATTAGCAGTTGAAATAGTAGATTTAATAACTGTTTCTATAAGTGATAAATTACCTCCCTTATCAACAGCTTTGATTAAATAACTACCAGCTTGAAAACCTACTGTTGCTGATGTACCTGGTCTTGCAATTTTACTTACAATAGTTTTTGATTTAGCCCATAAAGGATTAACAATATTTGAAGTATATTTTATGATATAATAAGCTAGATCAAGATCAGGTACAGCGTCCCAAGAAAGAGTTGCTGATCTTCCTGAAACATTTATAGAAAAGTTTTGAACATTCGCTGGTGGAGTAGTATCAGATGTTGTATGCGTTCCAACTAAATAGTTAGATTTTGCACCAGCACTATTAACATATCTTACTCTTACATAATAAAGAAAATTACTTTTAACATTTAATACTTCATACTTAGTTTGTTTTCCTATTCCTACACTTGTGTAATTTACACCATCTTCTGAAAATTCTACTTCTACATGATCGAAAAAAGAATCAATGGTTGAAAAATCTCCTAACTGAATAATAAGTTTTGTGATTACAACTCCATCATTGAAAGCTGTAAGCTCGTCAGTAATTGTTAAATATTCAGAGAGTGTGCTTATATCTACTGTTTTAGTTATATTAGGTAAAGTTGTATCAGGTATTGTTGATATAGGATTTTTTGTATTAAAATCATAAAAGTTATCTTGGTGTTCAAACAACTGAACATTGACAGTTAAATCTTCATTAATTTCTAAACCTAATACTCTAAAAGGTTTAGCATTAAATCCACCACTAGGATATGTGATTGCAACAATATCTCCTATTTCTAATTCTAAAAATTCTGATGTTAAAGTTAATTGTATTTGTAATTGTTGTCTTGATCTTCTAAGGATTACTTCACATAAAGCCTCTGCATTAAAAGTACTTGTTACATTAGGAAATTGGAAGTTACCCTCAAGAACAGTATTATTATCTGCTGAAAGCATAGTTGCGTGTTTAAACTCTGTTGCAACATTACTATCGTCTGCTGGTGGAAAAGAAACTGTGTCGTTTTGCCAATTCTTAAAAGGATTAACATAAGTTCCAATAACACGATTGTATTTATTATTTTTTCTTTCTCCAATAACTTTAGCACCACCAACAACATTATCTTCTGTAATAGTTTTAAAAGCTGTTCCTGTTCCCTCTACCTTTAATTTATATTGACCATTAGTATAAGTGAATAATGATCTCATAGGGTTTAATAATTTTTTTACATTATCAATTACTTTTTGACTTGTATCTATTACTGCATTACTTTCAAATTTTATAATTTTGGGAATAACATCTGTAACATCTCTATTATTTGTAAAATGAGTTGATAAATTTTGATTTAATGAACCACTAGGTATTTTAAATTCTAATGTTAATGAACTTGGCCCACCAGCATTACCATAATAAACAACTACAGGATATACGCCACCATTGACCATAGTTTTTGTGCCATCTCTATTTTGATTACCATGAGTACCACTATTATTAACTATTAATTTAGTGCTTTTATTAAGTTGAATTTCTTTAATTAAATTATCTACAGTTTGACCAGCATCTCCTACATACCATCTTGATGAATCATCTGAAGTTGTTTTAAATAAAAAAGAACCAGCTTCTGATGCTGTAAAATATCCTAAATATCTTCTTGAATTATATTGTGAGGTTGATTGACCACTAACTGTTGTTTCAGTGCTTGTAGCTGTAATTGATCTATTAACAAAAAAATTTAGATTATCATTATAATAACCACTATATAATTCCATAGTAAGACCAGCAGTTTGAGTAACAGATGTAGTTCTAGGTTGTATTAATGTATCTGCCTCTGTTGCAACAGTTTGAAAAGAAGCAAAATTTGTTTCAAATGCACTATCTGGTAATCCTTTTCCATATCTACTATTTCTTAAATAATCTAATAATACTAATGCAGAATTTGGTGTCCATTTAGTAGTTGTATCTCTAGGGTCATAAACTTTTTTACCTCTTAAAACTACTTTAATTTGAGGAATACCACTAAACGCATCTTTATCCCAAGTAAATCTAAAAGCTAAATAACAAACTCCACTTAATTTATGATTTGATGTCCAATTAGGTGCATCTGTTAAAACTGATGAAGCTGATTGAGTATCTGTACCATAAAATGCCTGTATTCTTACTCTTGACGTACTGCTTTTGTAAAAATTAGCATCTGTATCTGATACTTCTCTTACTGTTCCATCTGTTAAATCTCCATCAAATATAACTCTTTTATCATCTATAAATATTTGTTCTATTTCCTCTATTTCTCCCTCACAAACTACACCCGCCATATATAAATATTGATTTTGTGAACCTGATGATTCTATAAATACTCTAGTAATTCCAACTTTTCTTCTACCATAAACTACAGGTATTTGTGCATTGTTAGATTGTTTATTAATTAAAACACCACCTTGTTCTTCTGGTATATCAAAATCAGGCAATTTAGGTGTAGGAATAAGCCAACCAATAAACTTATCTATAATTTTAGTTATAGGTTTAAATATTTTACCCATTAGTGAAAACTCCTTTTAAACTTTTGACCTATTCTATAAATATCACTATCTACTCTTAACCAATTAACAGCATTATTTATTTCTAACTGTTTCATGCTAAAATGAAAAACCCAACGCATCATCTTAAATGTATTTTTTATAGATACTACTTCTATCAACCAAAAATTATTACCTGAGTTCCATTCATTAGATTTAAGGTTGCCTGTCTTTTTAAATCTTTTTTCTACTAGATCATGGATATATGCCCAATTTGCAAAACCTACTAATTCATTATCATAATAAAACTTTTTATATTGATTTAATTTGATTGATGGCCTTAATGAATTTTGTAATGCGTTATCTGATTTATCTTTATAACGATCAAATTTTTTAAATAAATTTATTACATCTTGCATTATGTTCTACCCCATTTAATATCTTGAGTAGTTTGTGATGCAAATTCAAAACCTTTATCTGATGAAAAATGTAGTTGTTGTGAACCTGTGTTTGTTTTTCTACCTTCTATTTTACTAAAGTCTGCCCAATGAGAAGCAATAACTATATTAACATCTGATGAGTTTTCCGTTTCATCTAAACTAAAAGATTCAATTCTACCTTTAAATAAAAGAAAAGGGTCTGCAATAACTTGTTCACTAGCATTTAAAAAGCCTTTATATATTTCTGCTTCTTTTTCTAAATATATATTATTTAAAAATAAAGATGTTATTGTTTGATCTACACCTGTGAATGAAAGTGTAATATTACTAACTTGTATCTCTGAGGATTCAGAAACACTAGATAATCTTGTAAATAATGTAGATGCTGAATAAGTATTTGAATCGTAAGTAATATCTTTATAGTGATCTGTATATCGAGAACCTGAACTTACTCCAATATAAACAAGGGTAATAGGTTGTAAGCTATCTGTTGCAAGTTCATTCTTTACTGCTGTTGTTAAGGTTCTCGTCATATTTCTCGTAAGTTGTTCGTATTAACTTTTCGCTTTGTTCTACCATAATAAAGCTAAAACTTCCATCTGGAATAGTATTTTGTTTTAAATTGTTTTTTTCTGTATCTATTTCAGTTTCATCAACTACTTTTTCTGCAATAAAATCGGCAGTTACATAATGCCTTACTAAATATTTTGTCATTATAAATTTTCTATTAAGTCTATCTGATACTTATAAAGATCATTAGTTACAATAGAATATTCTTGAATATCATTAGTAATTCTTACAGTAAAATCAACATTGTCATAAACAATTGATGTATTATCAGGAATAGCTGTTCTTAATGGTGGTTCAAATGTAAGTGTACCCTCGCCAGAACCATTAGAGTTTAAATCTGCTACTGCCATATAAACTTTGATTGCACTTGAAAATCTAAAATAATCTCCAGCTTTAAGTAATCCATTTGTGCTATTTGCTAAACCATCTATTGTGCAAGTAGTTGCACCAGCAGATATAGCACCATCTACACTTATTGTTCCTGTAACTGAACCTTGTGCGTTTGACACAACAGGTGGAATAATTGTAAATGTATTTAATCTTGATCTTTGTTTCATAATAAATGCTTTAATAGGTGCAAAGTTTGCTCTACTCATTGGTGCATAATCTAAAGTTAAAGTAAATTTTTGTCCGTCTATTTGTCTTGTTTGAACTCTACCAGATGTTGTTACACTTACTAAAGTATTTTGTTGTGAGCCAATACTAGCATCTTGGGCTACAGGAGATGTTGGAAATTGTCCACTCATATTATACTAAAGCCTCTTTTCCTTTTTCATTTAAAGCTGAATTAATTGAATTAACTATTGTTGCTCTATTGTCAATTAATAATTGTTTAATGCCTGTTACATCTGTTGCAGAAATATTAAAATTAATATTAGTTGCTCCACCACCTGTACCTCTAGCAGATTGTGTTATTTGTCCTGTTTGGTTTGGCACAAATAATTCTGGCCCTCTTTCTCCGACAACAATTGGTTGACCTTTTGATACAGCACCACCATTTGCAAATCCTAAAAATCCACCAATTAAACCTAAACCACCTGATAAACCACCACTAAACATTGATGCTTTACTAAGTGCTACTTGTTTTTGTTTTTCTCTTGTAATTAATTTTTCCATAGCAAGTTCAACACCTTTTTTTGCTATTACTGATATTAATTGACTTAATACTTCTACTGCTAATGTTCGTGCCATATTGCTAAAAGTTTCTTTTATAGATTTACCTAATAATAATGATTC